CTACCACAGGAATATTGGAAAGCTGATTCTGTGACATAGTCAAGGTCACAATACCGGGGACCATTCTAATCAGATTCGGCACATAAAAAGGCAATCCTTCATGGGCGCGGGCGAACCCAGTCACACTAAGTCTAGGCACAAAACAGTGCCTGAACAGCCTGAAGCCATCTCCTGCGGCTTCATATACAGCACCTTTACCACTAGCTCTAGTGATAGTGAAGCCCACAGCTCCAAAACTGTATCTAAGATCGTCTATCTGAGCTTTGGTTCTTGGCACTATAAGAAATGGAAAGATACTCACATAAGGAACCTGGACTTCAAGAACTTTTCCTCCAACAGCCACGGGCCCAAAATTGGTCCCAGTTCCTGCAAGAGCTCCCATGGTGTTCTTCTGGACGATTAAATCAGCACTGAAATAACCAATAGAACTAACTCCATCTCGATGGTCCTCACAAATAGTCTTATACCTTAAACTTCCAAAGTAGCACAGGTACATCTTACCAAAATATTCAAGAGGCGTCTGGCAAATTACACCTGTAGAGCGAGGCAAAAGACTCTCAGCGACATTCCTCGTAACGTTCTGATCATCACCAGCAGGAACGTCTACCACGGCAGTAAATTTCTTTAGTGTGTCTGATACCGTGTTAGCTTTATTCCTAAGCCCTCCGTAATCAGACACTGGCACGCTGGCAGCTCCAGCTGCAACATGCATTACTGGAGCGGAAGCATCAACCGGAGCGCCTGTCTCATCTGTCATCTGTGTCTCTATCAGAGGATCAAACAGCCTTAGAGTTCCGAACTCACACACAAAGATACGATTTGTCCATTCGAACACCAGATCTTCAAAATTCAACAGGTTGAAACTATAACCATGCTCAACGGCGACTTTCAACAATCTCTGATGCCAGAGCTGGAAAACTTCCTTGCCAGACCCGAAGACTCTCCGCAAGGTGTCTTCGGTTAGGCAGCGCGCGTGTTCGAGGGGACTCATAGTATTCACCCTGAAAGACAAACTCTGCACAACAGCCTGCTCATTGGCTTTAGG